CCATTTTAAATTGTTTCCACGCTTTGCGTATTGTTTTTGGGTACTCATATAATCCAAATGCGATTGCGTTCTTCTTATCGACTTTTATCTTCCCTTTGTTTATTCCTCTTATTACTTCGTTTATCATGACATATCTTTTATCTGATAGCTTACAAAAACTATTAAATCTATTTGACCAGTAAATGCGCCACCTGAGTAAATACTTAGCCTTCTGTTTTCTGTTGAGCCTTGCGAAATCTCCCCCGTACTTGCACTAGCAACATAGGTTCTACTACCTGCTTCGTTCTTCATGAAGTCCCTTATATAAGTATAGTAATTACCTGAAGTTGTGCTACTACTAAAACCTATATATAAGTTATTGTTTGATGTTTCCGTTCCTGAGTGTTTGGCATATATAAATATATTAGTTGGTATTAATGTGTTACCAGTACCAGCTGCACCTAATAGTGTGATAGGCGTTGTATGTAGGCTTTGATACTCAGAAATTGATATATCTATCCTATCAGTAATCACTCCTGAAGGCGTAGGTGCTAGCCATCGAGTAGCATCGCTTGAGGCACTCCATGTCAAAACCTCGCCATCACTCGCAGGCTTACCGATTTGCTTTATATCACCCATCAAAGAAACCTCACTCGTACCACTTCCTACAATAATACCTTGACCTTCACTAACGCCTACTTCAATATCTCCGTTGTCAGGATTCCACGATATTGGGGGTTCATCGGGTGCATCTGTAATAGTATCAAAATTCCACCAACAATCAGAATCAATAAAAGCTAAACCTTCTGCTTCACAACATTCCTGAGATGGTGAAACACTACTCCCCGAAGCATCAACCCAAGAGGTAGTTCCGTATATATTCCAACTATCTAAAATATCAGTACAATCTTCGTTTACAATATTCTGAGCGTCTATATTAGAATCAAGTATTTTAATAAGTTCTACTTTGGTAGAGTTATCCACGCCCATCGCATAGCTCGAAATCTTATTAATATACCAATATGAATCTTTAACAAATATCTTATCGTTATACTTAAACTCTGATATATCTTCAGCCGTTAAATGAAAGTTTGCACTCATTATACGAGCATCTTTGTTGTAGATATTATTTAAGTAGCTTCTCCAATAATCATTGTAAACATCGTTACTTGTTTGCGTAGCTACTAATGAATCAAAAGAAAACGTATCTCTTGAGCCGAATCTTATATCTACATCAGTATCTTCAACTTGTATTCCACTCATTGAGTAGTGATGAGCGAAAGGATAAACTGATTTAGTTGTGTATGTACCTGCTAATTCTGAATGTATTTTATAATAACTTGATGGAGCTAAATCCTTTGTGCCTGAGTAATAGAATAACTTTGGCTTTGTTTTCACAATTTTGGCTTCACCATCCGCCCACTCAAAATGCTTTGCAATATACATTTGATTGTTGCTTATTTTTTTAGGTGCAAAACTTGAAAATATTGTAGGGATTGTTAATTCACCACTACCGAAATCACCATAAAAGTCAAAGTTCTTTTGATTATATATACCACCTTTGTGATCCTGCCAGTAAACATTTAACCTATCTTTATCTTCTAAGTCTTTAAGATTCAAAGATTGTTTTCTAATACTTGTTGTAGGAGATATTACAATGCTTTTATTTTCGTCTATCTTTTCAGTCCAATCTTTTGAAGTACCTGCATCTAGATAGTCTTGTATTGGTTCAATTTTAAGTTCTTTTACATTCTCGTTATCTACATCTACTATTAAATTATATCTAGCTAGAATTGATTTAATAAAATCTACCTGCTTATCTTTTGGAAATATGTTATTACCTGCTGAGAAATCAACCTCACCACCTTCAACTGATGCAGGTGCTTCTATTAATTGAACAAAAGAATCATAACTCGTACCGCTAAATGAATGAGCAGTTTTAATATCTAGCCCACCAATATCAGGAGGTGTTATATGGATACCAATCTCATCGTTTAGTTCAAACTCAGCTAAATCACTCTCCAATGTATATACATCAGTTAAGCCAGTACCTAGTATTGATAAATCACCAAATGTCTGAGAACCTGCAACAACCCCGTTAATAGAATAATAAATTGGTATATCATTTGGGATACCTACATTATCATCAACAACTAATTGAACCCTTATTTTATAACTCCCTGAGTGCGGAACTGTGTATTTATAAGTTGAAGTATCAAAGTTCCCATTTATATCAAAAAAACCACTTGCACCAGTTTCGTTGTCAAACTCTATTATAGGAGTTCCCGTTGCAGTATTAGAAACTGTTTGGTCTGTAGTCATACCTACCTTAAAACCATCAACAGAGTTAGTTACCGCACCCTCTAAATCATTCGCTAAAGTCATATATTGACTTGTGAAAAATGTTGAAGATAAAAAAGTAGAGGTATATGTATAACCTGCCTTCTCAATTATTGCATCAAATAATGCTTTAACTTGAATCGCAGGTTTTAAATCCCTAACTCGTATAGCACCATCTTCGCTTGATATGGTTTCACCGTTATATACTTGCCCGTAATCTATAATAGGATACAATATCTGTCCGCCATTTGGCTCAGCACCTACATAATTTATATCATTACCCCAACTGTCTTCTACATTTGATAGTGTCAGCAAATGATTGTACTTGCTTAAATCTAAATCGTTTAGTTTGCTCTCGCCTAGTTCCTTTGATATGTTAGCAATATCACCGAAAGCTAAAACCTCATAGTTTTCCTTTAAAACATCAACACTAATTAGTTGCAGATAACCATCAAATTGCAAGTTTGAATCTACGTAAATAGAACACTTTGCTTTTATGTCTGCCCTATAACTACCCTCTGATATATTAACTTCATAAAAATGAGCAAAGAAATCGTTGTTGATTTGGCTAAATGGTAATGTGAAAGCGTTTGTATATTCTGACTTTCTTTGAGATATATCTTGAATCTCAATGTTTGAATAATTCGCCTTGATACTTATATCACCTAAGTCTAAATAAACTGGCTCATCTCCACTCTGCGTATATGCTACTAATTGAACCATTTATATTCTTCTTTTTAAATCGTGAGCCATCTCAATAGTAAAAGAGTATTGAACTAGCTTATCTTTTAAATTCGTCTTATATTCTAAACTCGTATTCTTGATATTTACTGGAATAGGTACGTTTTTAACGGCATCATCTCCGACATCAATAGGATTTAATAGTATTACTTCATTCGACATTAACAAGCCCTTAAAGAAGTCGTTATAATCATCAGATATATTACGAGTGTTTATTGTTATCTGCTTAGATCCCGTTACCGTTTGAACCTTCCCTCTCTCATAAGAACTTAAACTAAATGCTGCTGCGTTCCAACTACCCGCCAATCGCTTTTGTTTTACCTCTCTTTTATAGCTATCCTTTTCAGAATGTTCACCATCAAATAAGTAGTAATCCCACACCCCATATTTATTCTTCCAAGCTAAAGTATATTCATCAAATCGTGTCGAGTTGCAGTTATCATCAGAAGCAACCTCGAACAAATACCGTTTCCCAATAACATTTGATTCTCTTAAATAACCCGTTCCCGTTCCCGTTCCCATTCCCGTTGCGTAGAATGTCAAACCTACTGTATTAGCTGATGATCCTATTAAAGTCCAATCAGTAGTACCTAGTACACTAATAACCACTTTATCACCTGCGACAATATCAGTTGCATTAATATTTGTGGTAACTAAGGAACTACCTCCATACCGTACTGTATAATATTTAATAGAACTATCCATTTGATAACCCCCAACGCTCTCATATTTTAAGTTACTCACGTTAGCACCACCAACACCTGCAAAGATTAAAAACTCATCTTCTGTGTTTGCCGTTGATGGTAATTCACTACCAAAATCTGATTCATTTGAACATTCAATTTTACCAACGTGGTTTAAGTAGTCAGATTTAGGTGCTTCTGAAAAAAACTTGTATTCTATAATTCCATCGTCCGTATTAAAATAGTCGTTGTGTTCATTTAGCCAAGCAAAGGTTTTATAATCACTTAAACTTGTAAGGTGAGGCACTAAACCATTAGTATCGTTTGGCTTTGTTGTAGCATCAGGTAGTTCAGTTAAAAACCTACCTAAGACTGAAGTGCTAGTTCTAAAGTCGAAAGTTTCTATATCGAGGTTCATAGCATCAACCCAAGCATCAGCATAATTGATAAGTACTACCTTTAAATTTGATGCAGCTAGTGGTGTGATTGCGATAGTACCACCCGATGTGCTTGCATATTCCTCTGAAAACTTAAATGTTACTTCCTTTAATGTACCATCGTTCTTGCTGAAGATATAATCTTTGAATGTACCTACGGATGCTTCTGGCACGTTTTGAGGCATTAAGTGTATGCTATCATAATCCGTTGCACCCGTTATAGTGTTTGCGTGTTTATGTGTTACCTCTATATAATTCTTCACAATCCTTTCAAAAGAAAAGTGTGCCGAGTTATTAGCATTTTTAGGTTGTTTTAATCGTGCTTGTTGCACACCATCAATCCAAACATCAACTACAAATTTAAAGTTAAATACTGGTGATGTGTTACTTGTTAAAGTTAGTACCCAATAATTAGGTCTAGTTACCGTTGTTGCCATTTATCTCATCTATTGTTTGCGCTAGAAATCTCTCGACATCTAAAGCAAATGTTTTTTCTATCTTTTTAGGTAGCTTCTTAAATTGACTTTCAAACGCATCAGTAAAGAAGTTTGTTCCCTTATATCCGAACCTATGTATTTTTCGAGTTACAACAAAGGCAATACCTCTCTGTTGTTGTTCTTTGTTTCTCCACGCCTCAAACTGCCCTTTTGAATTGCGAGGTCTTAAACCCTTTCTTTTAACCCAATTTAATATCTTAGGGAATAACTGCCCTCCGCTACTCTTCCCACTTTTACCTCTTCCTGAATCAATTGCAAGTCCGTAATCCTCCATTCTGAACTTTAGACTTATAGAGTTAGCAGCAACCTGCAAATCGTGATCCAATGATTTAAAAAGTTTGCCAGTATCGTACCCCCGTTTGCGAGTTTGCAATAAAGTAGCAGCACGAATAACAACATCTTTTCCAAATTTATTTAACGCTTTTTGTGTCTTCTCGTAGTCAAACGCAGCCATATTATTAATCTTTTTTTACCTTCCCTTATTATCATATCGGTGAGTTACAAGCGTTGTTATGACTTGGAACTGTTATTGATATTGTACCTTTCCACCCTGCTAATAAGTTCTCAAACCTATCTGTAAATGGTTCACAAGTGATGCTATCGCTCACTACATAATCTCTCGATGTCATAGGAGAGCCTGCCTTTGCGATACCAGTTTTAAATTCCCTATATACATCTGCTAGAATTAGAAAGGTATCATTCAGCACATCAGTTTCATTTGAGCCATCTGCTGCGACTAAATCCATAACCAACAAATCAAAAGTAAATACGAAATCCCTATTGTTTATCGTTGCAGGCTGCTCTATTAAATGAGCTTTAGCAAAGTCCATTTCATTGCTCAAATCAACTTCAAATATATCTCCGAATGTGAAAGAATTTAGTTGCTTATGCTCATCACATATCGCCTCAAATTGTCCTACTACTGCTTTAAATGTTTTCATTTCTTTACTCTTTCTTTGTCTTTAAGGTAACTCATATATGTAAACGCTTTGCTAATACCTATTTTTGTAACCTCATCTAATTTTAACACATCTTCATTGCACAAACTCATTAGGATAGAATACCATCCCCACTTCTTACCGAAGTTTTGTTGCTTTTGATCGCTTGATCCTCCCGTAAAGAGTTGAGCGTATCGTTCAAGTAATCGCTTCCGATAGTCCAAAAAAAAACCATTGCACCATTTACAACATTTGCGGGTAGTTTACTTCTAAACAACTCAGCTCTTGCTTCTACCTCTCCGCTATAATCCTCAATTTGATATTTTCCGTACTTCTCAATCGTTACCTTTCTGTACAAAATAGCCATAATCAGGTGTAAGTTATCGTTGAAGTCTTGACAAAGTGTATCTAAATCAGCGAACTCACCAGTACTTATCTCTGATAGGTTAGGATGAAAGCCGTATTTCACACCCTCAATCGTTACGAATCTATGCAATTTATCCTCTCGCCTTGATAAACTTAGTAGCTTACCATACACGCTCTCTAAATCACTCATTTTAAAAAGGTCTATTGTAGCCCTATCTACTGAAGTAAGCAACTCTATCACCCTCTTCTGCATCTCTATTGCATTAAGGTCTTCACTCTCTAAGTTGGTTAGCCTTTGTAATTGACCAAGATTAATTTCACTTAGGTCTGTTGGTATTGTTAGCTTCATATTATTAAATAGTGATTTGTTTATTTTGTACAAATTACCGAATAGAATATTTACCTATGTTTGGCTTACTCTTAACCATTGTTACCGCATACCTTAAACTATCTATTGCGTGGTTATGATTATCAATAGGCTTATTAAGAAGATGTCCGTTCTTATCCTCTACCCATTTATAATTATTAAACTCAGCTATCAGGTTGGTTGATTTGCTCGTTACCTTTAAATTAAATCGCTTCAGCAAGTCAATACCTATGTTGATTGAATCCTTCCCTTTTACGCATGGTTTAATGTTGTAGCCTAGTCTATATATTTCTTCGATAGATTTTGGCTCGCTACTGTCTGCAAAAATAGGTCTTCGTCTATCAAACCCAAAAGCACCCATTCGCTTAGCAATGTCAGAGTTAGTGAGATTTCGTTCATATATTAATTCATTAAATATTAATGAGCCTTCCTGCTCGTACACTTCTATTAATGCACTCGGATCGTTTGTGAATCCAAAATCTAAACCAGTAGATATTAAGGTTGCACCCTCAGGTACTTTGCCTATGATTGTAACCTTTGGAAAGATAATTGCTTTTGAGAACCCTCTCTCCCCTAGTCCGTATATCTTCCAGTACTCCTCATCTGTATCTCTAAGCCTTTCAATCTCGTTTACAAGCTCATCAGCTAGGAAAGGATTATCTAGGTAGGTTGATTTGATAAAGGTAGTATCATCTCTTGTAAGTACTTTGTCGTATATCCAGTGGTGAGAATCTGAAGGGTTAAAGTCAATATATACTCTCTCCTCAGTTCTTACAATCAACTGGAAGAAATCCTCCCACGTTAGTTCATTCGCTTCGTTACAGAATAGATAATGCCTTTTAGTACCTCTTTTCTTTTGTGGTTGATCCAATGAAATGAACTCGAATGTATTGCCGTTAAGCGTATAGGTATGGTCTGACTTATTGTGATTAACCTCATCGTATAAGCCTAAGTTGTTTAGTATCTCAAAAAAGTCTTTCATTACCGATAGCTTTAAACTAGGTAGCGACTTCCTTACGATGCTAAATCGTTTATTGGTATTCTCAAACGCTTTAACTATTAATAGCTGACATAAAGAGTAAGTTTTACCTGAACGAGTACCGCCTTGATTTACTACAATTTTAGTCTTTGCATTATAGTTACGCTCAAATACGTTACTCGTCTTTATCTTTAGGCTTGACAATCTCTATTTCTATTTTATTAATCTTTTCACCTTGCGTAGTTATATCTAGCTTATCACCGTACCCTCTCTCTCTACCTTTGTTCTTTAAAAGGAATTGAGTACTCGAAGGGTTACCATCTTTAACCTGCTTATAAAGGCTTGATTCAGCGAAGTCTAAAGCTAAATTATCCATCTCTTTGACCTTCTTTGCAAACTCTTCATCTGTCTTTAGCCACTCGTAGTACATCGTTCTACCTACCTCTGCAATCTTTAAGGCATTGGTAACTATTCCGAGTGATTTCTCTAAAGCACTGAGCATCTTCTCTTTAGCTACTTTTGTTCGGTTTTGTTCAGCCTTTGCCATAACATTTCATATATTTTAAGTGAATTTCTTTCAGCATTTCTTTATATTGTTTCTTATCTCCGTATCGAATATGACAAGTTCTGCAAACCGCTTGCAAGTTTTCGATGTAGTCTTTTGTTTTACTTCCACCCATACCTCTAGCTTCAATATGGTGTATATCATCAGCAGGAGAACCACACACTTCACAAGGTATATAATCGCACTCATCAAAATCAAAGTTCTCTAAATATATCTTAGTGTGTTTCCTCATAGTATCATAATGATTAAATGCAGCATTAGGTAAATAATTACCGAAGCTATCAATACTATTTTATCTTTTTTTGTCATATCAAAGTTAGTAAAGCACCTATAATGCCTGCGAGTAAATCTTTCCAACAGAAGCCACCATAATCAACTTCATCGTATATCTCTTTAACCAAAGCCAAAGCAATAGCTATCCAAATGTTTGTAAAGAACGCTATATTCATAGCTATCGAAAAGTGAGCAATCTTATCAAGCCCAACCCATTTTATTATATTGGAGTACCACAACATTCGCAAGTGTCTTTAGTTGCCTCTTCTAAGGCGTTATCTTCGTATTTGTCTAAGTTTATATCTAAGTCATTAACAGTAAACCCTACATCGAACAATAATTCTTCATCAAAGTAGTTTAAAAGTAAATCATCATTGAACTTACCCCCGTTTTTATTCAAGCGTAAATTAAGTTCCATTTCTTCATTGATTGGTAAATCTAAAACAACGCAAGCAATAGTATCGTTTCCTAAATCTAGCCAAGCACGTGAGCGTTGGTGTCCTCCAATGATAACATTGTTTCTATCCTTTGAAGAGTTTATTATTATAGGATCAATTAAACCAAACTTCTTTAAGCTAGCCTTTAAATCTTTAAATTGCTTTTTGCTTATAGTTCTAGGATTGTATTCTGAGAACTTTAGCTCACTAATCTTTCTGCTTTCTATTATCATACGCATTTAATACTTCTTTTAAATCGTTTATTAACTGCTTGACACAAGTTCCACAACTGGAAACTTTCTTATTCATTCCGAAAATCTCATTGTATAGGTTTGTAAGTCCTACGTTCTGCTCATGCTTAACCTTATCACCTCCAATCTGTTTTAATAACCTTTTTAAAATAGATAGTTGATCGCTTGTTAAATCTCTCTCCCTTCCCCATTTATCAATAGGACAACGAGTGAAAGCAATAGCACCTTTTATCTTCATGAAACAACCGCATTTCTTACATTGGCTTACTGACTTCCTGAAATGTTTGCAAGCCTTACAGATTGACATTCGTTCATTATAAGTTCTATTGCTTGTCTTTAATTTCATCTTTTATATAGTTCCTTACATTTTTAATTGTGTGAAAGATTGAAGTTGTAGATATTCCAGTCGCCTCTGCTAAACTTCTTATTGAATGGTTTGTTTCGTAGTACACTTTAAATAGTGTCCTATCGTAGAAATGGAGGTCTTTCATAGCTTCGTTGATACAATTAAGTTTTCTCTCAAACTCTATCTTATCAGGTATGCCATCGTAGTCGAAAGCAAAACCCTCGACATCTTTGAACTCACTCTTTCCTATTGTATGGTGCTTTTTCTTAAATGCTGAGTTGCCTCTAAGATATTGGTTCAGCATTACTCGTGCTGCCCAGAATTTTAAATGACCGTTGTTGTAGATAGTGGTCATTTTATCGGTATCGTATTCTAATATTATAATATAAACCTCTTGCGTGAGGTCTTGAGCATCTAAATCGTTGCCCTTTGTAATTTTAAAGGCAATATCATATAGATCGTTATAGTGTGCTGCTAATTTTTCGCTTAATTGTTCCATACCTAGTTACAAATGCTCTATGACTAATTTTAATATTGTAGTATATAGATAAATAGCGTTTTATCGTTTTCATTTTGCTACCTCTTTTAATACCCTTTAAAATTGAATGATTTATTATACCTCTCATAGTTTTGTTTTTAAGGTCATAAAAAAAGAGGAACAAGCATCTCAGCCTATCCCCCTCCAAAAACAACCGTATGAAATTACTTACTGCTAATATATAAATAAATTACTTACTTCTTTTTATTGTTGATAACTTCTATGTCTATCAACTTCTGCAAATATACTGCCAAATCTAGAGCTTCCTCTTGAGCGTGTCTTAACCAATCTAAACGATTTAAATCAGTTCGTTCCATTGTTACACCATATTTTAACTTGCCTACATCAGCTCTCTCTAGGATTTTATCACATACACTTTGCTCTACTTTACTACCTACTGGCTCTGAGCATCTGCTCAACCCTTGCGAATCATTTTTTTCCATTTTACAAATCTCTATTATTCTCTTTGATTGTCAGGTATATCCCAACAACGACCATAAATGCTAATACTATTTTTGCTGCCATCTTACTCTTGTTTTTAGTTCTGAGCCACTTAGTCTTTCTATTCGGCTCAATTTACCTTCGTTAATAATACGAGGGTAGATAAAGCTTATATTTACCTTCGTTGTGGCTCAAATTGTCTTGATTATGAGCTACATTCCGCATTTGCGCCTATATTTTTCTACTTGCGCCTATATTTATCGAGATATGCGATATTATACCTTCTTTATCCCTTCTTTATACCTTCTTTATACTACTTATCTGGTTGGCTAAACTCAATATTACGTTTAGCGAGTGTTATAATTAATGCCTTAAATCTCTACATTCAAAACGTTCATCACCTTGCAAAAAGGCTATTGCGTTCCATAATTGGTCAAGGTCATTCGTTCCTAACGGTTGTATATTGCCACCTCTACCTTGCTTAACTCCTTCAAGAAATATAGCTACTTTTTTAAGGCTATCTACTTCTACATTCTTTTTGCTAATTTTTGTCTTTGCTTCATTCATAATTTTATCTTTTTTAAGTCGGCACTAAAATATAACACTACCTATACTGCATTGCTCGTGCCTCACAACGTCAGCATAGCCAAACCGTTATCTACAAGGTGGCACTACGTCCGTCAAAGACAACTACCATACTGTCTTTTGTTCCGCTTTGTGTTTTACCGTGTTTATTAAGCGGTAGGTAAAAATTGCCATCTTTATCCAATTTACCAAACTTGATCCTCCCCCTTATAAATTCTATTTCGGTTGCGTTCGGTTTTATCCAATCGTGAAATAGTTTCGTTGAAGTTGATACAGGAATTAAGAAAACACAAACCTTTCCTTTTCGCATTTCTTCAACTCCTTTCTGAACAAACGCCTCCTTTAATTTTCTGCTATATGGTGGATTTACAAAATTTGAGTTTCCCCATTCAATGCTTAATCCATCAACTACTTCACCCTCGCAATAAGGGCAAGGATCAAAATCAAATTCAAATCGCTTATCCAACTCCTTATAAAATTCAGGAGGCGTAGCGTAGTTATCATCGTTGTTTATATGTATTTTTCTCATAATTAAATTTTGTTTTTAATAGCCCGTACCACCCAGTAGATAACACAGGCTATATGTCCATATTCGTGCCTCACAACGTCAGCATAGCCAAACCGTTATTCTTCAACAGATTTGATTCGCTTGTACTCGCTTACGATAGCAATTAACTCTGTCGCACTTATCTCTTTAGTGTCTATCATAGCCTCAACTTTATCCAGTAGGTGAGAGAGTTCCTCCCACTTACTTTTGATATTTCTAATCTTAGTTGCTTTTTCTAAATCGCTTAATACATCTCCGAAAATGTGGTCTAATTCATTCATCTTATTTTGTTTTTAGTTTACCTTTTATCAAGTAGGCTCTTGTGTATGGTGCAGCACTCACGCAGCTTGCTCTCGTACTAAACTAGGTAATAGAAATTGATGCCTAAAAAGTTAAGCGTTACCTAGTTATACTTGCCCACCGATTGAAATTAAACCCTTGTATTGGTTTGCGGTAGGACTTCGATGCAGCGTTCAAGTGGCTTGCTCTCTTCTACAAATATAGAAATTTATTTTAGATTAAAATAATTATCAATCACTTCTTTTGCTTGATCGAACCCAGTACAAACCTTTGCTAAATATCCACGTTGATTTAATCTCTCAATCCATTTCCGTTGCACTTGGCTCGCATAGTTGCCTTTTACTTTTAACTCAATAGCTAAACCAAAGTATTTGCCTTTTGGCTCATATATAAATACATCAGGAAAGCCTGCAACATATCCGTTTCTCTTTGCTTTCATTCTCTGAGAGTGATAGCGTTGGTATTGACCGCCTAAACTTGCACAATAAAGAGCTTTATGTTCTAGTCTTAGGTAGGTAATTACTGCCGTTTGTAGTTTGTCCTCTCTTTGCTTCATCTCTTGTTCTCTCCTCTAGGCATCTCAGGAGGCGAGAAGCCGAACATTAATCTAAATGTGTCTAGTTGTACCATATTAAAACATTCTTATTTGTTGTTTGTGTTCGTTTATTCTCTTCATAGCTGCGTTATAATACTCTGTATCTAACTCGCAAGCAGTCAAGTCAAACCCAAGATTGTGGCAAGCTATAGCTATTGAGCCACTCCCTAAATGTGTATCTAATATTTTATCTCCTTCTTTTGCGTAACGCATAATAATCCATTCATATAAACTAGCCGGTTTTTGTGTAGGGTGTATTCTATTTAATTGGTTAGGGTGCTTATCATATTTCTTTGCACTTGTCTTAAAAGAAGTCCAAGCCATTTCAAACTGAGCAAAAGTAACATCTTCTGAAAAACCTTTATCCCAAAGCAACCAACAAGAAGAAGGGCTTAAATGTTCAGTCATATAGTTACCTCCCCAAATAATCTGATTTTTACTTACTCTTTTTAATTCTTTAAAGTATTCAGAAGAAGGTATTGAGTTGTCGTTCCCTGCAAATTTATGATAATCACTTTTTTTATCTCCCTTTCTTCTTCCCATACTTACGTTGATGTTTATCCCATAAGGAGGATCAACAATAGCTAAGTCAAAATGATTATCTTCATACCTAGCCATTAGTTCCATGTTGCACTCGTTAGTTATTTCCATCATCTATTGCTTTAAATATTTCCTTTCTTAAATCTATCTTAGCATCTCGCCACATATTAAAGTGATTTAGCAATGCTCTTTCTCTGCATAAAGTTACTGGGTGAAATGCTTTCTTTTCGTTGTGTACAAACCGCTTTCTATTTTTAATGTCCTCCTGCACTTGATCCCACATTAACTCTTTCTCTTCTGTGCTTATCATTATAAACCCGTTCTTCTCTAGCCAAATATATAAAGAACTCACTCCCTGAAATACAATATCCTCTCCATTGCAATAAGATTCAAACGGCTCAATCAAACATAACTCTAAAAACTCCGTTAAAACTTGTTTTCTGTCGATTTGCTGACACTTAGTTTCAATAGCTAGTCTTTCACTCTCTTGTGATATTTGAATGCGTGAGGCGTTAGATTTCAGCTTTTCATTATTTAGCCAGTTAAACCATGTTCGAGGATTTATTGCTAACTGTTCGCCTTCTCTTACTCCTTTATGAAATGCCTGAGTGACTTCCTTTCGTGTCAAACGATGATATTTCTCGTTCAAATCATTCTGTAAGATGTTAGCCATAATCAACATATCCTCTCTTGATTTGTTTTGGCTCATCTCAAACAAAGTCTTTTTAATTGTTTCCAAGCAAAAATGCAGCAGCTCATTACTTGGTTCTTTTCCTATCTCCATATCGTTTTGTTTTTGTAAATGTATAAAACTATTTTTTAAAATAACAATTACTCTATCTTTTTATTCCAATCAAAATTGTCCATATCTAATTGCTTAACATCTTCATTCTTCTGATTAAACATCTCAGGAAAGTATTTTTTCGCAAGGCTTGGCTTTTCTTTAAATTGCTTTTTAAGAGGAAATACACTTTTCCAACTACACTCAATAGATTGCTCAATCATTTCTTTTTGAGTTTCTAGCGATAAGCCTTCCAGTTTTTTTAATATCAATTTTATTGCTCGATCTGTATTCTTAGCTTTTAAACTTTTTCTTAAATCAAGAAATTCTAAAAACAAATTATTCAAATCTAAATCATCAAAATAGGCTTTAGCCTTTTTATTAATTGTATTATTAACTATTGTATTATTAACTGTATTATTATCTATAAACTTTTCTTTAATAGGGTCTTTAACTTTTGTTATATACCCCCCTTTAACTTTTGTTATATACCCTATATAACAAATCTTTAATACCCTCTTTAAGATTTGTTTAGTACCCTCTTTGTAGATTATTGTTGAGGATATGTAACCTTTTGACTTTAAAGAAGCTATTATAACGCTAACCCTTGTTTTACTTATTCCGAAGAACTCAGCAAAATAACTATTACCTGCAAAACAACCCTCGCTATTGTCAAGGCTATTTATCTCAACAAAGAACAACTTTTCTATTAAAGTAAGCTCTTTACTTAGCCAAACCTCTTTAGGTATCCATATCCCTTTAAAATCTCTTTTCATAATTTTGTTTTTTCAAATATATAAATATTTTTAAGAAAAAAAAGAGATGCCGATTAAAGCACCTCTAAATTTAACCAACTGAGTAGCTTCATAGCCTTATCAAAAAGGCATGCCATCATCACTTGATCCATCAATCTGGGGGGATTGTTCTACCTTTGCAACTTTCCAAGCCTTTAAGCTAACGAAGTGTCTATCTTTCCAAGCTCTACCGCTTATATTAATATCAATCTCATACGATGAGCCTACCTTTAAACCTTTTACAAGTTCTATTCCTTTGTCTTGAATAAACTCAATAGGAATATCTGCATCGTACTCGACACCTTCCTGCTTCAGGATAACCTCTTGCTTCTTAAACTTATCAGAAATGACTTGCACCTCTTTTACTTGTAATACTGTTCCTTTTACTCGCATAACTCTTCTAGTGATTTAATTAATTTAACTTTTAACTGCTTAATCTCGTAAATTCTATCTCGTAAATTTGCGTTCTCTCCTCGCAAAGTTTCTATGACTTCCTTTTGTTTGTCAAACAATATTACCTCATCAGGATCGTTGATAAACAACTTTAGCCTATCGTAGTTATCTTTGTAGTAATTTAACGCCTTGTAATCTCTCTCATGGTTTTTTACTCCGTTGATTATACTGGCATGGTTTTTATTGAATATTCTACCAATCTCCGACCACCCGAAATCGTGTTCCTTTAACAGAGTGTAACACATTTGCCTAGCTGCAACATTTAACGCCTTTCTGTTTGGCTGCATTACAGATTCAAAAGTTGTGTTATTAATCTCTGCCGATTTCTCTATAATACTATTTATCTCCTCTAAATTTATCATATCAATTTAATTAAATCGGTTATACATATTTTGCTATCCTTACTAATTTTAGATAATTGCTTTAAGTTCAATCGCTTTTGATCGTTCATTACGAGCATCAGGGTAGGTTGTGATAAACCTAGCACCTTGCCGATATTACTTTTTGTCTTGTAAGTGTTCATTAACACCTCTTGCAACTCTGTTGTTGGTTGCCAACCTCTTCCCTTTCTCATCTTTTGAAATCTTCTGATTCATCTTCACCAAATACACCTAACTCGTAAAAGCCACACACCTTTAAAACTATTCTACTCATCGCTCTCTTTTCAGCCATTTCCATAACATACCAAGAGTTAGTATTCCCATCTTTAAAAGATGTTCCTTTGATAGCACTACCGAAAGTTTCCAAGTCTTTAGTTGTTGCCTTAACTACGCAAAAGTTAGTTTCACACTTGATAACTTCGTAAGCTATTTTAATACCTTCTATCGCTTGGATTTTATCAATACCTGCTCTAGTGATAATTAAATAATGTTGGTGCTTGTATATGTCCTCTTTTTCAAGATTATACTTCTTGTATAATTCTGCAATCTTATCTCTGTTCATAACGTGGTTTGTTTAAGTATTCCCATTCTTTGATTGAGTTCATCTCAGCATTACGCTCACCAGTATTCCACTGCTCTCGTGTTTTGCAATACTCATCGTATTGATTGTTGATTTGCTCTTCCAATTCTCGCTCTCTATCTATCTGCTGAAAGCGTGTTCCTAGTAATAGTTGTTTTAGTAATCCCATCTTAGTCGATTTTATAAAAGATTATTGTCCACCCCTGAGAATATTTCTCTCTCAAAGCCTCCATTTTAAGTATCGCTTCATCTTGTGATTTAGCGAGGTCTAGCTCTTCAAATGAGCCACCGTTGTAACTCCCTACAATTTTAAACATATCTAGTTGTTTTGATTAATACAAATATACAAATAATTTTTAGAATACGAAAATTAATGAGGCAATCTCATGTCATTTTTAATATCCCAACCTTTAGCTTTGATTTGTTTAGGCATCTCAGCCTCTCGTTTTACATCAGCGATATACTGATTGTGATCCAGTACTATAGCCTTCATTTGTTCAGCTCTCGCCTCTCTTTTAAAGCCTATTATTCTATCCATACCATCAGGCATATTTACCGCCTCAGTCATTTGCTTTTCTTCCTCACAAACTCGCACCCATTTCTCAACGATGCTTAATAGATTGTCGTATGCTTCTGCTTTGTTCATAATTCTATTGCTTAAGTTAAAGGGGCATTAAGCCCCTCTTTCTTGTTCTAATCTTCTAATTAAGTCTAATTCTCTATCAAGTTCTTTTTCTTGTGCTTTTTCGCAACTATCACAACAATAAGATGATTGTTTTCTTGTGTGTTCTCTGTCACAATACCAGCATTCATATATTGCTTGGTAGTTTTTTTCTCTTTTAGTTCTCATAATTTCTAGTTGTTTAGATAGCTTTATTGCTTTTGATACTTCAAATATAAAACAAATATATTTAATATGAAAATAATTTTAATAATAAAGCAAAAAAAAGACCTATATTTCTATAAGTCTTTAATAATCAAGTAAGTGATGTTTAAAAAAAATGAGTAATTCTAGCAACTTGCCCTTTGTCAAACTCGTGAATAAAGCCCTCTACGGCTTTAGGTGATCCCGTAAACCCTTTTCGAGAGTGCCAACTATCTGCCGAGCTTGGACTTCTTAGGTATTCAACCGTAACACCTATGAAATCTTTAGCATCTCTCCACTTATACTTAACCTTGTGATGCAAATGGTGAAGATACCAATACCTAAACTTGCTCTCAGCCCATTCTTGAGGCTTTTCATGTGCCATCAACATAGGTAGGTTGTCCATCTTCGCACCATCGCCATGCTCTAAGCCTATAAGGTTAGCACCATATTTGTAATAGCACCTATGACTAACGCCTGCATCAACTGAAACATCATCGGTAAGCCTAAACCAACTCTTTAAAGCGTGTGCTAAATGAAACCCTGATTGATAGTCGTGGTTGCTCATAGAGTGTACGCAATCAACTGGTGCTATCTCTCTGAGCATCTCTACACATTTAACATATAACTGCAAAGCTATCTCATAATGTTCCCACCATTTACCATCGCAGTCT